TCCCTTATGTGTCTGAGACATAATCGGATCATCACCAAAGTCAGCACCCATCAACTCCTCAAGAGTTAACTCATAATCATTACTCTCTACAGGAGCAGCTTCAACTACTTCTGGAGTAGTGTCGTTTTCGACAGTTCCATTATTTTCCATTTTATTATTCCTTTAAGACATTCTGCTTGAAAATAGTTCTTCGATATTAGGGGATTGTTCTGCGGTTTTATCTAATGCCATCCGATCACCCATTGGAGGTTGCCCTGCTGGTGTCATTTCTTTTGCCATTTCAGATCCTTCAGTAGTCTTTAGAAACTTCTTGAAGGATGGAGTTCTGGATAGACGATCAAGTTTACCAGCGATAACCATAGCTGCTGCATCACCTTCTGACAGATCTGATACGGAGAATAAAAGCTCCATTGGAACTTCCTCTGATTCACTTGCATCAACGGTTGCTTGCTCGACCATCTTTAATACTCTAACTAAGTCTGCACTTAGTTCTCTTCCCGTGATAGCAGGAAGGCCAAACAGGGGAAGGACTTTATTGATTGAGTTGGTTAGACCAGTTAAGGCTTTTGGTGAAAGCTTAACTCCCTCAATCATGGAAAGAAAACCCTCATCTTCCTGAGAGATAGATTCTTCAATGGAATCTTCCATCTCTTTCTGTGGGCCTTCCATACTTCTTTCTGAATCTTTGCCGCCAATAGCGATCATTACTTTTGCCATTTACTCTCCTGTGAATGTGTTTGCTGAAAGTGTTTTAACTGCACCTGTTTCGCCAATACAATCTTTGGCTGGCAGGACTTCTTCAATAGCTCTGACTTTCGCTTGTGTTGTACCACCATACTGTTCAACTTTATCTTTATATTCTTGTAAGATTTTATCTTGTTGCCCTTTGATGGAGATTTCTGCTGACATTCTTTTCTCAACGAAAGAATCTCCGCCAACTGCGTCCAGAGGAATAAGACCCTTTGACTTAGCAATCTTTTCTCTCTGATCATTGTTGTAGTAGGTAGCTCCAAGTCCTTTGTCAAAGCAACCGTTGACACCCCACTTACCGGTCTGATCGCCCCATTTACCCGATGTCTTTGCTGGCGCAGATACTAAGGAACGAAGTGGTCCGTCACAGTCCTTACAAATCTGTGAATCTTTGTTCTCAAACTTGCACAATCTATCAGATTGTTTCTTACAGGCATAACATATGAAGTCGTAGATTGGCATTTATTTATTCTCCATTAAATATTGTAATGCAATATCTAAAAGTTCTGGACTATCTTTAAAAAATCCAAGACCTTTATTACAATCATTACATAGTAACTTTCTAATCTTTCCTGTCACATGATTGTGGTCTACACATAATGTATTTTTAAAACATACCTGATGTTGTTTACAGATTGCACAACAACCATCTTGTTTATCAAACATGATTTTATAATCTTCTAAAGATATCCCATATCTATATTTCAAAGTTCTATTTCTCAACTTATCTTTGTCATAATGTTTTTTATAAGATTTTCTACTGTATTCATTTTTTTTGTCTTTATCTTTAAATGGCATTTATTACTTCGGTACCGCTATATTACCTGATGGAACTTGACCTGCTAACTGTGCTGCTAACTGTTCGGCAGGTAATCCTTGTGGTGGAGCTGCCTGTTCAGGCATATTCTGAGGTATCTTTGGTTCAGCGGGAGCTTCTACTATTTCACCAAAAGATTTAGGTAGATCAAACTGCTTGATGATTTCATCCTTAATCTTATCAACTGGGATACCAAGTCCTTGCAGAAGTGGTAGAAGCTGAACCAGCTCATTCCTTTTCATGATTGAAGCGATAGGAGTATTGCTCTGATCAGAGGCAGCAAAGCGGAACTTACCTTCCAACTTTTCTGCGGTTACTCTATAGACTTCACCCTCAGCAATCACGGTGTCCTCTGCATCTTCAGCCTTAAGAATATCTACAAGCATACGAATATAAATCTGTGAGACAAGTTCGATTGCTTCGTCACGTTCTCTTGCCATCTTACCAATCTCAGATGCGGTGTAGTTAGCAAGTGCAGCAACTTCTGTAGCAGTTGCTTTAGTTGCCTCTCCTCTGACGAAGGGAGCCAACACAGAGCCTCTCTGTAAATCTCCTTCAACAGCCGCAAGGTATCTATCAAAGTTAGAAGAAAGAGGTGGAACTTCGACGGCCTTAATAAGTCCATCAAGAGATTCTGCATCTACGGGAATCATAGCACCGTCAACACCAGAGGTAATCTTGGCTAAGGATTCTTCGTCAATCTTTCCTTCTTTATAGAGGAACTGTCTACTGTCTCTACGGACTGCGTTTGCCCAGAAGGATCGAATAATGTTTTTCTCAAAACATTGATCATAGATACGATATAAAGATGAATAGCCTTCCAAGGGTGAGTCTGGTATTCTTGCATAATAAAGAGGAGCAATCGTAGGTAGCGGCTCATCATCATAGGTTCTAACTGGAATAGGAGACACTTCATCCAGCAACTTCTCTCCGGCAGAATAGTTTGGTGACCAGATATAAAGACAATCATAAACAAGATCGTATAGTTCAACCACTTCAATGTATTTATATTCGTCAGGGATATCTTCATCCTGTGAAGTCTTGTATGGATTGACATCTTGTTCAAAGTAATCTGACTTTACTACTGACAGATATTTCTTTGGACCATAAAGCTCTTTCGCTTTTGCAACGGGAAGAAAATAAGCGTGACCACAGAACCGCTGTTCGTTCCACTTGCTTGAGTCAAAGTCAACAATAACTTCCCAAGCCGGAACAGGTCTAACAGAAATCTTATCAAAAATAACGTTAGACTTTTTATATGATAGTTTAAAGAAAGCATTTGGATAAATAATAGCCATTCGAGATCCATTCTCAAACACTTGCCTTTGGTCAAACAACCATCGGTTAGTCAAGGCTTTTACTACTTTTGAGTTACCTTTACGAACACTGTCATTACCAACCTCTACAGCAGGTGATCTACTAAACAGTGATGCAATATACCCTTCCACGAATGAATATGCATCTGCGATCTCGACTCTTATCTGTGTTGCATCGAATGAAATATCGCTAAACATTCTTGTCTCATAAGCATGTTTGAGCTTACGCATAAGAGTTGTTTCTTGTTTCCAATAGTTGCGATGATTTTGATGGATGGTTCTTACGAGATTACAAGACTCTTTTTCTGTACGACTCATTATAGTTCCTTCTCAATGATGGTGGATTTGTCTAATCTTTTCTTTTCTAAGGTTAGTTTTTTACTAGCCTCTCTCTTTGCTATTGTCGCTGCTGATTGAATCATGCCTGTTCGTTGAGCAGACATTTTAGCTTTTGATTCCTCAGATCGCTTTCCGCCCCTTCGTGCAGCAGCTCCCTTTTCGATACTTTCAGGAGATTTAGGAATACCTCTTTGATAAGGTTTTGGCTTGCCTAACTGCCAAGCAGATTGTTTCTTCTTAGTGGCATCACTAACTACATTACCATTACTACCACCACCAGTCATGTTGTATCCCTTAGGGTGAACACAATCATACTCTTTAATCCAATGAATCTCTCTTTCGTTTAGTTGTGCCTGATCGCAGATTTCTAAAACAAAGAAGTTAAAGTTCTCAATGCCATCATCTTTAATAGCCTTCTGAATACTAGAAGATTTTTTACCCGGTGTAACATGTGCTGACCATCTTCTAACTATATCTATAGATTGTCCGACATAAGCCATGCCTGTAGTTTTATTTTGTATACAGTAGATGCCACAATATTTCTTTACCCAAAAATCAGTTTTGCCCATTAGTATCTCCGTAGTCCTGATCCGTTATTAGCATTAATGATGCGGTCAGCTTTCTTTGATTTTACCCAATCTGGAAGGAACGGCTTACTCGGTAGTCTAACTTGTTTTAGACATTGATATGCTAACGCAAGGGCTACTGCTGAATCTGCATGGGCACCATTTGCTCTAGTAAGAGATATATTATATTTGTAATCTACTTTAATACTTCTTAACTCTGCAACTGTAATGCTGTCTATTTGATATATGGTTCCAGATCTTATTGCCTCTTTAAGTTCCTCAAACATTACCCGCTTATTTGTTTGTGTTGTTGTCCAGAACTTATCGTCTGAAGATTTCCAAAGATTAGAACCACCTAAACATTGATTAACTACAACTCCAACATTGTTATTTTCTACTAATATCTTAGCACCATTATATTCTTGTGACATAGAGAATAACTCCTCTGCCAGTTCTGTAGGTGTTGTCATATTACACCTGAATATTCCTACAGGTTGATATGTAGTCTTTGATAAGATAATGGCAACAGAATAATCCTTGCCTGTTCCCGATCCAACATCCACTCCAATCGCATAACTATCGTGTGGATTTACTGGAACAATAGCGTTCCATCTATCTTCAATATCAATCTCCTCAACTAATCTTAAATCATCCTCCATCAAGTAAGCGTCACCAGATTGTGCATAAGCATCAGATAGACAAGCAGGGTATTCCCTA